TGCTCCTGGGTACCGCTAACGTGATCGAGCTTGCGCTATCGTCGTCACAGAACATCACTTGCGAGAAGAATGAAGCGCTTGTTCCTGGGCCGCTGATGATTTACGCGCTATGAGCACCCTTAAGCGACTGCTCAAGCATCCACATCGCGCCGTCTTCGACAAGTCACCAGATGCTGGTGTTGCTTTTCTGCTGCATCGCGATGGCGGTCTGTCCTGGTCAATTTCAGATGGGCAGATGGCTGTAACGACGCCAGGCAAGACGTACAGCTACAACCTTTCCTCCTACACGATTGGCTCGCTGATTAACCGGCTGAAGGTTGACGGATTTGATCCAGTACAGCCGTCGTTTACATTCTTCGGCCGATCGGCGCTGATCCTTGTCGAGGGCGAAGGCGACACCAACAACAGTAACGGCGACCAAGTAATGGCCTTCAGGTCGATGCTTTGGGCGCTCTACTCGGCCTACGCGCCGGAACTTCGCATCGCCAAAGAGCAGGTGGTCCAAGCCATCCGCCAGATGATCATCTGGCAGTCTGAAGGCGAGTGGACTGACGTCTGGGGCAACCTTTTCGGTATCAGTCGGGACGATGCTGAGTTGGATCCGCGCTACGCTGCAAGGATTCCAAAAGAGGCGTTTCGCCTGCGCGTCAACAAATACGCGATTGAGATGGCCATTCGTGAGTTGACCGGCCGCAAGGTGTTCATTCAGGAAACTTGGCCGGACATGTTCCGCCTGGACGAGTCTCGGCTGTCTGGCACGTCCCGGTTCCCCAGTGCCGATCAGTACCGCTACGGTTACATCCAGCCATTCGCGCGCGAGCTGTTCGACTGGACGGGCGTTCTAGAGGTCATCGAGCGCAACAAGGCGGCCGGCGTTATCGTGCTGCCGCCCCTGGTGCAGATCTCTGAGCTGGTGCAGGGCCGCCTCGACGGCACGACGATGATGGGCATTCTCGCCGCCTACGGGGCCCTGGTAAAAACGAACGACGACGTTCGCTTAGACTGGATGGAGCTTGGCAATGCCTTTCCAAGTCGAAACTGGCGCGTCCGGATCTATGATCAGTGGGCATTCCACAATGACCTGCCGCTCGACGGGACTATTTGGGCCGGCATGTCAGAAGAGCAGCCGGCCAGGTCGCTGTTGTACGGCACACCAGACTTCCATCCGCTCACTCCGATCAGAACCGATGAACTCACGCCGATTGGCGTGAACTTCAACAACTGGTCAAGGGGTCGTAAGTGGTCCGACGGCGACACGTGGGCCAACCGCGGCGGCTCGGTCCCAAGGCGCGCCCAGGGCAAGATGGAGAGCGAGACCGAAAGCCTTCCGTTCGTAGTCGCCTCGAACGAATTCCACGCGTTCGTCCACAACACGCTGCCAGGCAACGTCTCCGAATAGCGTCGTGATGCCACAATGGTTCAAAGATATTTGGCCCAGAGGATCATATGGCTATTCTTACTGAATCAGGGCGGATCGCCGTCGCTGAATACATCGCAGCGCAGCCGATCCACATGGCGTGGGGCAACGGGTCCGTATCGTGGGATACAACGCCGGTCCTTCCAAACGTCGACGACGTTGCCCTGGTCGCCGAGATTGGCCGTCTAAAGGCTGCCACTGTGCAGTACGCCGTGCCGTCCGCCACGGGCACGATTGATCTGCCGGAAGGCAAGTTCAACATCAGCCTCGCGTCCACTAAATACCTGCTCCTGAACTTCGAGTTTGCGTACACGCATGCCGTCGGCCAGGACATTCGCGAGCTGGCGGTTTTCGTTGGCACTGTCGCAAAGTCGACCGTCCCGGCGGGCACCACCTATCTCACTCCGGCGCAGCTCGATGCAGTCGGCCGAATGATGGTGGTCGAGCGCGTAGCCAAATTCACGCGCCAGGCGAACACCAAGCAGAAATTCACCTACGTTATTCAGTTCTAAGGGGCAATCGTGGCGACTAACTTGGACAATTATTACAACCGGTCGGCCGACGAGATTGCCAAGGGCTACGATCGGCACCTGTTCCGTGCTGGCTTCGTACTGCAATCGGCTGAGCTTAACGAGATCCAGGACATCGCTGCAAATCGGCACAAGATGCTTGGCGATGCGCTGTTCAAGGACGGCGATATCGTTCGAGATGCCCAGGTCGTGGTCGACAAGCTGACTGGTCACGTAATCGCCGAGTCTGGCGCGGTCTACCTCGATGGCGCTGTGCGCGGCGTTGCGCCTGCGACCTTCACTATCCCGCTGACCGGTACCGTGGTCATCGGCATCTACCTGCTCCAGTCGATCATCACTGAGGTGGAAGATCCGTCACTGAAAGAACCCGCTATCGATGTTCGCGCTTATGGCGAGCCTGGCGCAGCGCGGATCAAGATCGTTCCGACATGGGGCATCCAGGGTGAGGGTACGGACGAATTCTACCCGATCTATTACGTTGACGATGGCGATCAGCGTGCGAAAGAGCCGCCACCGCAGCTCGACAGCGTGACGCAGGCAATCGCAAAATATGACCGCGACAGCACCGGATCCAGCTACATCGTGTCCGGCCTGAACGTCAGCCAGCTCGATGACCTCGCCAATGGCACGCTTGTCTATAACGTGCAGGATGGCCGGGCCCGCGTGAACGGCTTCGGCATCTCGCTCAACACCGCACGCCGAATCGAGATCCCGGCAAACCCAGATCTGCGCTATATCGACAGCGAGCCGCACAGCTCGTCGACGGTTGCTGCCCAGCGTATCAACCTGGACCGCACGCCGATCAACGAGATCAGCTCGGTGCACATCAGCGTCCAGAAGACGGTATCGCTTTCCCACGGCACGTTCACGGGGGCTCAAGATCCGCTTCCCGACACGTCGATCATCAGCATTATCTCGTGCGTCCAAGGCGCGACAACCTACGTCAAGGACGTCGACTACAAGCTCACGGCCGGCAAGGTTGATTGGTCGCCATCCGGCGCTGAGCCTGCGCCTGGCTCAACCTATCAGGTGACCTACCAGTACATCAGTCAAGTCACGCCTACGGCGATCGACAGCAAAGGCTTCACCGTGACTGGCGCCGTAGTTGGTTCGCTGGTCCTGACCAATTACTCGGTCAAGCTGCCGCGCATCGACCGCCTCTGCATGGATGAGACGGGCTTGTTCGTCTGGATCCAGGGCGTTGCCACTGACTACAGTCCGGTTCGGCCACAGGCGCCGTCCAACCTCCTTGCGCTGTGCCAGGTGATGCAGACTTGGGACTCCAGTCGACGCTTAGTCGCCGACGGCGTCCGTATGGTGCCGATGTCTGAGATCGAGAATTTCAACTCCAGGTTGGATAACCTGACTGACCTGGTGGCCCAGCAGAACCTGATTTCAGATCTTGGTACCCGCGAGGCGGCAGCCAAGAAGGGAATGTTCGTCGATCCGTTCCTTGATGACGCCCAGCGCGATCAAGGCACTGCACAGAACGCTGCCGTCCTCGGCTACGCTCTCACCTTGCCGATCAACGGCGATGCAATCTCT